ATGCTCAAGATTGGTAAAATTAATTTCTATCACGGGCATCATTTTGCAGGAATTAACCACACTCGTAATCATCTCCTTCGTCTCGGTGGTAATGTTATGTATGGTCACCATCATGATATTCAGCAAAGTTCTGTTACACACATTGATGGGGTTAAATCAGCGTGGTCAATAGGGTGCTTGAAGGATATGGCATCTGATGCTAATGAGTGGTTGGGTAATAGACAGCATAATTGGCAACATGCTTTTGCCATAGTACATTTTCATAAGAATGGGAACTTTAATGTTACTGTTCATCAAATAGTGGATGGTGTTACCGTGGTAGAGGGAAAGACAATAAACGGAAATTGAACAAGAGGACTATAAATGGAATTGATAGAATTGTTTATGCTGATCAAGCTGATTTTCGCAGTACCTATCCCTATACCGATCTTCTCAAGGATTGGAGAGAGGGCCATGAAGATGATTGGGTTCTCACAGATGACGGTCAAGTATGCCAAATCTTAAAGAGAGGGGTACTTAGAAATAATAAAGGTGGTAAGACATATAGTAATTATGTTAGAACTGCGATAGGTTCTTTTGTTTGTAAAGACAATATTAAGATGGAAGGTGAACTTAGGAAGAATATATATACATTAGGCAAAGGCGATAAGACAGCTTATGAGATAAGAAGAGATAGGGAAAAGCCAACTAAGAGGGAGTTCCTTTTTGCGAAGTATGTGGCGAAAGGGGATGACATGGTGGATGCTTTTTTAAAAGTATATCCCACTGAGAACTCGGATTACGCTAAACAAGAATCTCAGATTCTAATGAATACTAAAAGGATAAGGAATTTGATTAGAGAAGAAATAGATAAGATAATGAATGAGGCTGATATAACACCTCTTTATATCTTGGAAAAAATGAAGGATATTATTGAGTCAGATGAGTCAAGAGATAGCGATAAGGTTTCCTTACTTAGGGAACTTGTCTCCATAGCTGGGATGAAGGATACGGAAAAGCGTTCGGAGTCCGTAACTGTATTCCAAGGATTCTCGCCTGAGCAACTCGATGCTATCGGTGGTAAGGATACAAAGAAATTAGCGAGCGCAAAAAGAGAAAAAGAGGTCTAATGAACCTTTTCGAAATATGCATGCAAGTTTTAGAGGAAGCAAGAGATAGTGATCTTGATCTGAATAACGGTATTACGTGTGAGAATATAGCAAGTGAGATATATGAACTATACTATGAGAATAGCAAGTTAGTAAACTCCAATCTATCTGACACTGGTTATTTTGTCGATGTAAAGGATTACTACTCAGATGAGATTTCATATACAAGATTTGCAGATGCAAATGAAGACTGACAAGTTAGCAGTATACGGAACGCTTAGAAAGGGAAATAGTGATACTTGGAAGGTAGATGGGTATCAAATTGTATTTCCTGGGCATTATTCATATCCAGCAGCATTAATGGATGGCAACGCTAAAGGCGCTGTTGTTGAGGTGATGGATGTAGATAATAGTGATCTTATGGGGTATGATACCTATGAAGGTATAGATACAGGATTATACGAAAGAAGGCGAGTAGATGTTTATAACGACAATGGCGAAAAGGATAAGGCTTGGATGTATATCATTGGGCCTGCCCTTATGCAATATAACAAGGTATTTGAATTAGTACCAGAACAGGATTGGTTATCGGAAAGAGCAAGGAAAAAGAGAATTTCAATATAAATAAGCATAACGTTTCCGAAAAGGAACGTGTGCTTGAGTTGGCAAGGAAAGACCTAATATCCTTTGGGCAGTTGTTTATGCCTGAGGACTTTATGAAATCTTCCCCAGCGCCATATCATTACGAATTGAATGATTTATTATTAAACAATGAAAGAAAACGTTGTTGTATAATACTGCCTAGGGGTCATTCAAAGTCTACATTGGCGAAGGCTGCTCTAATGCATCATTTATATTTTAACCCAGAAGGTAAAAAAGAATTCATAGCCTGGGTAGCAGAGGAACAATCTCAGGCAATAGACCATATAAAATACATACAGAATCATATAGAGGTAAATCCTGCTCTTAATTATTACTTTGGTGACCTAAGAGGTTCTAAGTGGACTGAAAAAGAATTTACTACAAGTAAGGGTGATAGAGTTATAGGGAAGGGTACTTCTCAGAGATTGCGTGGTAGGTCTCAGTTAGGTCTTAGATATACTAAGATAATTCTTGATGATTTTGAATCAGAGTTAAATACAAAAACTCCTGATAGAAGAAGGGAGATCAAGGAATGGGTTATGTCCACTGTGGAACCTGCCTTAGAAAATTCCGCTGGTAACGAGGGTTCAGTTTGGTTGATAGGAACTATTGTGCATTTTGATTCCTTTTTACAGAGTATATATGATGGACATGTAGAGGCAAAGAGAGATAAGAGGAAGTATGCTTGGGATGTGATGTACCATAAGGCTATAGATGACGATGGCAATGTTCTTTGGCCTTCATATTTTTCAAAATCAAAGTTAGAAGATATACGAAGAAGATTTGAAGATGTTGGCTTAGTCCATAAGTTTGCTCAGGAATATCTTAATGAGGCTAGGGATTTAGCGAATGCAAAGTTTAAGACAAATAGATTAGAATTCTATGATCATGAGTTTGTATCTAAGAATAACTTTGCTTATCTTATAAATAGCGAAGACGCTATTCCAGTAAATATATATATTGGCGTTGACTTGGCATATGAGGCTAATGAACGTAGTGACTATCAAGTTATAATGGTTATTGGAATAGACAGCGATAGGAACTTCTACGTAGTAGACTATATGAGAGAGCATTTACCTTTATATGAAATGCCTGATAAGATAATAGAGTATGCAAAGCAATATTCCCCAGTGAAAAGAGCCAATGTTGAGCATGTTGGCGCACAGGGTATTATTAAAGATGCCGTCAATAAGATGGCTGCTAACGATAGAAAGATAGCACCAGGTGTAGCATTGGGCGTTAGGCCCCCAACTCAAATAAGGAAAGAAGATAGGTTAGAATCTTTATTATGTCCTATAGTTAATAGGCGTAAGTTATTTATTAAAAGAAAACAAACAGAATTAGTAGATGAAATGTTTCAATTCCCTAAGGGTAGAAATGATGATGTTCTAGATGGCTTATGGTATTCTATTAATAATGCACGCCCACCGTCTAGTATGAGATTTGATGCTGATAAATTTGACGAGATGATAGAAAAAAAAGAGAAGGGTTCTGTAAGAAAAAAGGTAGTTTCTTGGATGACTGGACAAAGAAGTTAAAAAACTTCTTGCATTAAGAGACTTTCGGTGTTATATTATGTTCGTGGCAAACCAACTAATGGGGTAGACTATTTCTAGTATAAGAGAGCTCGAGAATACGCAAAGCGAACACTCTGAGATTAATAAGCAACTTTGGCAATCCTGGAGAGATTCTAGGGTAGATTGGGATACGGAGGCTAGAGATTCCATAGATTTCTTTTTAGGGAATCATTATAGCCAAGAAGAGTCAGAGGCATTGAGGGCAGTAGGCCAAGGTGACTTTGTTATTGATCGGGTGTATGCGGCTGTTGAGAAATTAAAATCACTTTTAACATCACGCTCTCCTAAGTTTAGTGCGGTTGGAAGAGAAGATTCTGATAGTAGGTTAGCCTTGGTTTGGAGAACCTTACTGGAATATATATGGGATATATCAGAGGGTGATACACAATTTAAGCAAGCGGTTCATGACTATGCAACTGCTGGCATTGGTTACTTTTATGCCTATTTAGAACCTGAAGCGGATTATGGGCGTGGTGAAGTAAAGTTCACATATCTTGACCCATTTCGTGTTTATGTTGACCCAGCCTCAAGGAATAGACATTTCGATGATGCGTCAGGCGTTATCTTATCGACTATCTTAACTGAGGATCAGATAATTAATCTATATCCTAATGTTGAGCAATATCTAGATGATATTGAGACTTATTCTCAAGAAGATGATTATCCTTCTTCAACTAGACGGAATAGTTCTTCGTCATTTACACCAGATACCGTATATAATAGAGACCATCATAGGTTAGATAGGTATCGTATATTAGAAAGGTTTACTAAGATAAAGGTTCCTTTCTATCGTATATTTAACAAAGAAAGTGGTTCTGAGGCTATACTGAATGATGAGCAATACAATCAGTTCATTGAAAAGAATTCACTTATGCTAGAAGCTGGCTTGGTTGAGATAGTCCAAGTACCGCAAACAAGAATTAAAATCTCTGCAACTGTAGGAGATTTATTATTATATGAGACTATCCTTAATACTGATATATATCCAATAGTTCCAGTTCCAAATATATGGACTGGCACACCATATCCTAAGTCGGATATAAGTAAAATAAAGGACTCTCAAAGATTATTAAACAAACTTTTCTCTCTCACTCTATCCCACGCTCAGGCTTCTGCTGGACTTAAGTTGTTAGTCCCAGAGGGGAGCGTAGATGATTTGGGGCAGCTGGAACAAGATTGGGCAAACCCCAATGCAGTTATACCATATAACCCAGAGTTCGGTGCACCGCACTTCCCTGCCCC